TTGCAAAGAAGCAGTAGGACTAGACCGCTACCCCAAGTCCCACATCTGGCTCCAAGCCTACATCCACAAGCCCATCTGTGACTGGTTCCAGCGTCACGTAGAGGAATGGCTCGCCCAGCGCGAGTCACCCGATGCGCGACAGCGCAACCTGATGCTCTTGATTCCACGCGAATGCGCCAAGACCACCCTTATCACACGCGCAGGCCAGCTATGGCTCCATCTCCGCGACACCGAGATGGCCAGCTACACCGGCTCAGAAACCGTAATGAAGGCTGTGGAATGGATCGCGGCTATTCCCGAGATTCTCTCAGGGAACGAACACAACGCGCGCTTCACATGGCTATACGGTAACTGGTATGACAAAGCGCGGCTATGGCGGCAAACTGAACTGATCCACGGCGCACGACGCGGCCTAGCACGCACCGACTTCAGCTTTGGTACATGGGGTGTAGCCACTGGCCTAACCGGCTGCCACCCAGACGCACTCTTCTTCGACGACCCCATCTCCTACGACATGATCCGCAAAGACGCGGCATGGATGGACAAGGTAAACGAACATGTAGGAACCCTCATCCCGGTCTTGCGTAAGGACGGACTTATGGTGTGGGTTGGGACCCGTTACGGCGAAGGGGACCATTTTGGTCGTGCATTCGAGAAAACGGGGGCACTCAGCATCACAGGGCACCCCATGCCTCACGCAATCATCGGTCAGGAGCCGAAGTGGCACGTATACTATATGACCGCCGAACTACCTCCATACGACGATAACAGCATCGGCACACCGACATTTCCAGAGCAGTGGCCGAAGTGGCGGTTGCGCGAGTCCTACCTCGACTCCGCCGACAAACACGCCTCGCAGCTACGCAACAACCCCGAGTCAAGCGAGTACAATCCGCTGACTCGTGCGGAGATCGAGGCAAACATCGTCGAGGCAAAGGACATCCCCTTCAACCAACTCTGGATCACTGTGAACTGCGACACTGCGTTCAAGTATTCAGGCCGCCAAGGGCGTGGGGATGAGTCAGTCATGCTGGTGTTCGGCCACCTACGCGGCACAGGCATGGTGTACTACCTCGAAGGCCACGGGTCGAACAAGTGGGACTCCAAAGAGTTCAACCGCCGACTCATGCTGCTGATTCAGAAGTACCAACTGGCCAAGCGCAAAATCCTCGGCATCACAGATGAGCTTGAGGGCTGGGGTAAGGCGGGTACATGGGAACAGCTACTCCGAAAGGAGATGGCTGAGCGCGGTATGGACCCCGTGCCAATCTATCTACTTGCGCGTGGTGGCAGGCAAAAAGAAGCCCGCATCGCTGAGGCGAAGAACTATTGGGCGAATGGATACGTCAAACTGGTACGTGGATCGCTTGGCCTCGAAGAACTCATCAACCAAGCCTCGAAGCCATTCATGCAACTCGCTCACGATGATCGTATTGACGCAGCCTCAGACGTGTTCCACCCCAAAATCTACATGCCAACCCGTCGTGGAGGGTATGTAGACGAACAGCCTAGAATCCTAAGCCCCTTCGATGAGTACCTGAAGACAGGTATGAACGATGAGGTTGCTGTACGGCTCTACGATGAGTACAGGTTGAAGAACAACACCGACAACAACTCCTACGAGCCGATCCTATAGAAAGGACCACAGTGAAGATCGTAGTCTACGACATCGAAATCGCCATCCCCATCGAAGAACTCAAGCATGGATGGGAAGACGCTAAGAAGGGAAAAGCGGGACTTGCATCAGTTGTATGCTACGACAGCACCTCCCGTCGATACCACCTCTACGACAAGTACACCTTCGACGTGTGCTTCGACCACCTAGCCAGCGCGGACTTGCTAGTAGGCTTCAACAACATCGAGTTCGACACCCCGGCCCTCGAAGGCACCCTTGGGAAGAAGCTGCTCGTTCCCCAATACGACATCATCCAAGCTATCCGAAAAGCCAACGGCACCCCCTTTGTGAAGGGCTACAAGCTCGGCCAGATCACCGAGCGCACACTCGGACTGGCTAAGTCTGGCAGCGGCGAGTCAGCACCCCACCTGTACCGCGAAGGCCGGATTGGCGAACTGCTTGACTACAACCTAAACGACGTGTTCCTAACCAAGGAACTCTACAACCACATCGTCGAACACAACAGCATCATCGGAGTCGGTGGTGAGCCGCTCTTCCTTGAGGGCCACCCAGCGGAGACTATCTAATGGCAGCTAACCCCTACGCCGGAAAGGTGCCAGTGCGTTCAGCAATGTCATATACTGACGCCCTGCGTACCTTCGTCGTAACGCGGAAGCAACATGCCGAACAGCACTTCGGCCCATACATGCGGCGTACAGGGGCGTGGTACAACCTCTACCGTGGATACTACGAAAACCGTAGTGGCGCAGCAAACTACCGCCATCACATCCACATCCCCTTCATCTTCGCAGTCATCGAGTCGATGGTTGCGCGGCTCGCCCAAACCTCCTTCGGGAACTTCCAGCCTGTGGAGTTTGTAGCGAACAGCGCATCCGATACAGGGCTAGCAAACAAGATCACCCAACTCATCAGTTCTCAGCTTCTCGACGCTAGGAGCTACGAGAAAGCGTGTGATCTGTTTCTATCCGCCAACATCTACGGCACAGGCATCGCGCGAGTAGGTTGGCGGCAGGACGTGCGCCTCGAAAAGCACCGCATGAAGATCGTGGCCCCCAACGGCCAAGTGATCGAACAAGTCAAGACCGGCGAAGCCACCCGCTTTGATGGCCCCGATTGGAACGTTGTAGACATCCAAGACTTCCTACCGCAGCCGGGTAGGCGGCGTCTCGAAGAGATGGACTATGTGTTCCATCGGTACTTCTTGAACCTCAGCGATCTAGAGAAGGGCGCTGCGCGCGGGTACTACAACGCAGCCGCAGTTGCACAACTGAAATCTGAGGGTTTTGCACCACAGGCCACCACGGACCAGTACGACTCGCGCAGATATATGTTCCGTACCGAGTCAGACTATCAGGCGCGCTATGGTGATAAGTTCTCCAAACCAGTTATGTTGTACGACTACATTGGACTGGTACCCCGTGAACTAACTACAGATGGTGTAGAGTGGCGTATCGTCACCCTCGCCAATGATCGTGTGATCGTCCGCGACGTTCCCATGCCCTTCTGGCATGGAAAGCTACCATTCGTAGTGTTCACCCCCATGCCCGACCTGCACCACTTCCACGGTATCGGCAAAGCCGAGATCGCTGCGAAGATGCAGTTCATGGCGAACAAGTTTGCATCGCAGAAAGCCGACGCAACCGACCTCGCTATCGACCACATGTGGCTAGTGAATCGGCTAGCCGGTATCGACACCGGAAACCTGATCGTAAAGGCTGGTAAGATTGTTGGTGTGGATGGCCCTGTGGATGACACTGTTATCCGCCCCATCTTCCCTGACCTACGTGGCTTCCAGATCGCGTACCAAGAAATCGCCCAGCTATGGCAGTGGATTCAGCTAGGTACTGGCGCAATCGAAGACACTGTGATGGGAGCACCATCCGGTGCTGATCGTCAGACCCGCGCTGAGTTCCTTGGTCGCCAAGAGAACGTGCTGACTCGCCTGATGCGCGAGGCACGCCTCTCCGAGGTCATGTTCATCGAGCCGCTGGCAGAACTGTTCTACCACAACGACCGCCAGTTCCTCAGCCTCCCGCATCAGCTTCGTATTCTTGGGTCCGAGGCCATCATCAACCCGGACTCAGGCTTGCCATATCCACAGGAAGACCAAGTTGTTGATGTCGAAGACCTGAAGCCGTACTACCGTATCCACGCGCTTGGCGCAACCCAAATGCTTGGCAAGTCCGTGCGGCAGCAGAACGTGCTTACTATGTATCAGATGATGTCCGCGCATCCAGTCGCCCTCCAAGCGATCAACTGGATCACGTTCTTCCGATACATGTTCCGCACATTCGACATCGCCAATGTGGATGACTTCCTAGTGAACAATGTCCCACTCATCAACAAACTCGCAGTAGACGGTGGAATGCCGCCCGAGGGGATGCCCCCTGAAGGTGACCCCGCCTCCGAAGGCGCAGGAATGATGGGTAACCTCGACCCGGCCACGATGGAAGCGGCTATGGGTGCGATGTAAGAAAGAGAGTCATGGCGAACGAACGCTATGAGAAGCTATCTGTGACCCTTGGAAGTTTGGGGTGGCGTGAGATCATCTATCCTCGCATCGTAGAGGAAAGCGCCACCTCAATCACCAAGCTGGTCGCAGCCAAACGTGATGCGTCTGAGTCCGACGACTTCCTTCGTGGGCGCATCTCGGCCTTCAACTGGTTGCTGAGATCATTCATCAGCGAGTTGAATACCCTAGCGAAGGAAGCCGAAACCCCCGCCGCTGTGGTTGCCCCTATGGCTCCAACATCGCCATACGAAACACAACCCGACGACGAGTTGCTCTTGGGCCTAACATCCCCTGAGCCTCAGACAAAGGAGCAGTAATGTCCGCATCTAATCTCCCACCTGCCGTTCTCGCTGCCATTGGCCAACTACCCAACAACGCAGCAGGTATGCAGGCCCCGGTGCCAAATGGCGCTACAGGCCCGGCCCAAGCAGACGCCGTACTAGCACTTCAGGCACAACTCGCAAAGATGGAGCAGGACTTGAACACGCTTAACACCCGCTATCAAGGAAGTTCCCGCGAGGCTATTCGACTCCACCAAGAGAACGAGGCCCTGAAGCAGCGGACTGCGGCTGCATCTTTCGTTCCGTCCAACGATGGCGCTGGACGAGCCGACCCACGCAAGACTCTCGAAGATCAGGGCGTCCCAACAGACGCTCTAACCAGTCTTATCAGAGAGATTCTTGGGGAAGGATTGTCGCCAATCGTAGACGCGATTTCTGC